TCGTACAAGCGGAAGCAGTGCTGGACGAAACCAGTAAAGCCATACAGTCAGAGGGTTGGCACTTTAATACAGAACACGAATACACCCTTACTCCTGACTCTTCCACATCTAAGATTACATTACCTAGCAACACACTGAAGGTAGACTTAGACCCACAAATTTATACAGACAGTGATCCAGTACAGCGTGGACTTACTCTATACGATAGAAAGAATCACACGGATGTATGGACGAAAGAAGTGAAAGCTTCGCTTACTTTTGAGTTAGACTTCACAGATATGCCTGAGCAATTCAGACACTACATCACAGTTAAAGCAGCTCGTATCTTTGCTAACAGATTCTTAGGCAGTAGAGAGATTGAAGGGTTTGCTTTGAGAGATGAGATAGAAGCTAAAGCTAGAGCTATCGATAGTGACTCTGAGAATGCAGACAGAACTATCTTTGACCACTACAGCGTACTTAGAGTATTAGATAGATAAGCGATGCCTCTGTTAGTAAACAGTGTACCTAACCTAGCACAGGGCGTATCGCAGCAGCCTGACAATCTGCGTTATCCTGGACAGTGTGATGAGCAGATCAATGCTTGGGCTACTGTTGTAGAAGGATTGGTAAAGCGTCCTAATACTAGACACACAAGCAAGCTGTTCACAAGTAAAGTAAGCAACGATTCGTTTGTACACTTTATAGATAGAGACGACGACAATCAGTTTGCTGCTGTTATAGATAACAATGATCTATCTTTATTTGATCTGAGTGATGGATCGGAGAAGACAGTTAACATTACAAGTAACGCTCAGACCTACCTCAATAATGTTACTACTCCCCGTACTGATGTTAAAGCTCTGACCGTTGCAGACTATACATTCATTGCTAACAAAGAACAGACGGTATCGTTAGGCAGTGCAACATCTGATGCTTTAGATTATAGAGCTATTATATTTGTTAAGCTAGGTGACTACAGTAAAGAGTACACGATTGATATAGACGGTCACAAAAGAACTTATCGTAGTGGTGACGGTCAAGGTAGCGGTAACGACTCTACAGGTAATTCATCAGGTACAGGACAAGACGCTGACACTGAATACATAGCTACACAACTTGCTTTGACTTTAGGTACAGGAGGTGTTGTTACAGGTACTACTATTACAAACGGTGGTAGTGGTTACACAAGTCCTCCAGATGTACAATTCAATACAGGATCAGCTAGTGACGCTACAGGATACGCTATTGTATCGGGAGGTGTAGTAACAGAGATTGTTATATCTGATCCAGGCAGTGGTTACTCAGTTGCTCCTACTATATCGTTTAGCGGAGGTGGTGGTAGTGCTGCTGCTGCAACTGCTCAGATAGCTACATCAGGTGTAGCACAAACAATTGAACAACAGAACGCTGCTATCTTGGTCACAGGTACTTCTGACTTTGATATATCTGCTAAGGATGGTTTAGCTGATCAAGGATTAGGACTTGTTTATAAAGAAGTATCTAACATCACAGACTTACCAGCTAAAGCGTTTAATGGTTTCCGAGTAAAAGTAAAAGGAGACACCGAGTTAGTACAAGACGACTACTATGTAAAGTTTGTTACTAAGGAAGATAAAGAAGTATTGTGGCACTACGGAGAAGGTACTTGGATAGAAGATGTAGGATACGGTGTAAAGACTGAGTTGAACGCTACCACTATGCCTCTACAGCTAGTACCGGATGCTACCTTTAATAATTGGACATTAGATGTTACTGATTGGTCGGACCGCTTGGTAGGAGACGACGAGACGAATCCAGCTCCTACATTTGTAGGTAATAAGATAAACGATATGTTCTTCTTTAAGAATCGTCTGGGTGTGCTGACTAACGATAGTGTTGTGTTCAGTGAAGCAGATGAGTTCTTTAACTTTTGGAGGGCTACTGTACTACAGCTGTTAGACAGTTCCCGTATAGATGTGGGAGTCAGTCATACAAGAGTAGCAGTCCTTAAACACGCTGTACCATTCCAAGAGAAGTTATTGTTGTTCTCTGAGAATACACAGTTCGTACTTAGAGGTAGTGACTTGTTAACACCTAAGACGGTAAGCATAACACCAGCTACTGAATACAACTCTACACCAGAGATTCGTCCAATCGTGCTGAACAACTATGTATACTTCCCATTCAAACGAAACGGATACGCAGGAGTTACCGAGTACTATGTAGACAACGACACTAATATCTTTGATGCAGCAGAAGTAACAGCTCAAGTACCTACTTACATACAATCAGATGTTATCGCTATGGCGGGTACTGCTGTTGAGAATGTCATAGCATTAGTAAACAATCAGAACCGTAAAGAGATATTTGTGTACAAGTTCTTTTGGCAAGGCAAAGAGAAGATACAATCAGCTTGGCAGAAGTTCACACTTAGTAGAGATGTTATCGGATTAGATTTTATTGAGTCTAACTTACACTTGGTAACGAACGATACTACATCCACTTACTTAGAAGTACTACCACTAGAGAACGATCTACAAGACACAGGACTTACTTATACTATCTGTTTAGACAGTAGGATAGACGGTAGTGCTTTGACTACTAGCTTTAGTGGAGGTGTCAGTACGATCAGCGGGTTTCCTTACGATCCAGTAGATGTTGAGATATTCAGTAAAGCTGGACACAAGTATACATTCACTAGAACATCAGCTACCGAAGGTACAGTCAGTGGAGATATAACAGCTGTTCCATTTTTTGCGGGTATCCCGTACAATATGTTGTACAAGTTCTCTGATCAGACACTGAAGCAACCAACAGAAAGAGGAGGTCGTAGTGCGTCTGATTACACCTTCCAAACGATTCGTAGCGGTAGCTTGAACTACGCAGAGACCGGACACTTTGTTGTGGAAGTAACTCCTAAGTTTAGAGATACCTACAGCTACGCATTTAATCCTGATATACTAGGTGCTGACTTAACACTTAACAGTTTCACACCACAAGACGGACACTTTAGGTTCCCTGTACAAGGACAACCAAACGATGTAACAATCGAAGTGAAGAGTAGTTCAGCCTTGCCTGTTAAGTTATTAGCTGCAGAGTTTGAATCCATGATGATACCGAGAAGTAGAAGATATGGAGCTTAGAATAGATGAAGCACAAGGAGATATGGATGCAGCTGATCTGTATGAAGACTTGCGGGAGGAAGACATGTTAGAGATTCTTGGATTGATGCACCACCCTAGAGATGCTGTGTATATGTCGTATGCTTCTTCTAGTAAGTGCTACAGTGTTAAGGATGAATGGAACAATCTGTACTGCTCGTTTGGTGTTACTCCTATTAAAGATACTAATATCGGAAGTGCTTGGTTATTAGGTACTAGAAGATTACCAAAGATTAAGAAGTTCTTCTTACAGAACTCTAAGGAGCGGATGCAGGAACTACTGGTAGGATTTGATTACTTAACTAACTTTGTTATGCGTAGTAACACCCTGAGTATGAGATGGTTGGAGTGGTTAGGGGCTGAGTTTAACGATTGTCAGTACGAGAACTATCTGTCATTTATATTAGAGAGGAAGTAATTGTTATGTGTTTTCCAGCAATAGGTGCAGCGATAGTCGGAGCTAAGGCAGCAGCTGGTATGTCAGCTTTGCAGTTAGGTATGGTAGGTGCTTCAACGGTCGCTGGTGTAGCGTCTCCTCTTGTATCGTATGCAGGTCAGCGTCAGCAAGCTAGAGCACAAGCACGATACCAAGCACAAGCAGCAGCTGCGGAGCGTCAGAGATTCCTACAAGAACAAACCTCTCTTCGTATGCGTCAAGCACAGGAGCAGGAAGCTGTTGGAAGAGAACTTGAACAAGTCAGTCGTAAATCACAAGCAGCACTTGCTAGAGCTAGAGTATCTGCTGGAGAAGCTGGTGTAGCAGGTGCATCTGTACAAGCGTTGATGGATGACTATATGAGACAAGAAGCTGGGTATCGTAGTGCGTTAGCTAGACAACAAGAGCTTGGTGAGATCGGTACTGGCATGCAACTTGAACAAGCAGGGTTTGCTACACAACAGCGTCAGATCGGATTGTCACAACCAATAGATAGACCAAACATTCTTACTGCTGGATTAGGTGCTCTTCAAGGAGGTCTTAGTGGTTATCGTACAGGATTGGAAATTAAAAGAATGCAAAGCTAATGGCTAAGGAACGAGTACAAGTACAAGGACTAGGGGATGTTGCTCCTGGTATTCAGCCTACCATTCAACGAGCAGGTCAGTACGGCATTCAGGTGCAACGAGCTGGTCGTAACAAGTTGATGGATTTAGCGGATGCTTT